TCTGCCCACTCTGCTCTCATTGCTTCCATTTGATCAAAGATTCCTTTAATTTGATTGTCATCATAAGAAACTTTATTTTTTTTTAACCAGTCTGTAGCTTTCTTTTTATAAGCTTTAGAGATACCACCAAATCCAAGTGGGGTTTTTTCTCCGTACCTTACTACACCACTGTCTAAAACTGTAGGTTTACCAGAAATTAAACCATCATTTAAAACTTCTAATAATTCTTTTCTTTTTGTTTTAGTAGTTCTATCAAAAAGTCTTTGAGTCCAAGGAAATAATCCATCAATTTTTTTATTTAAATTTCTTGATACAGTTTGAGCAAAATTAATATCTGCATATTTTTTTCCTATAATTTCTCTTTGTGCTTTAAATAATTCCGGAGTCATGCCTCCTTCTTTTTTAAATTTACTTGCAAAAGCAAATAGCTTTTTATCAATAGCGTTGTCAGCGTATCTTAAATCTTCTGTTCTCTTAGATAATAGACCTAATGTTCTTCCCATACCTCCTATTAAACCAGTAAACAAAGCTCCTTCAGTTCCAAACTTAATTCTATTAACTAATCTTTTTGCTGGATCTAAATCTCCGTCTTCATCTTTGTGAAGTCTTGTAGGTCCACCTAATAATTCTCCAAAGGTACCTGCTTGTTGAACGTCCCCTATAAAAATTCCTTCTGCTGTACCACCGGTAATAGCTCCTGCACTGAACTTAGCTACTCTTCCTTTGTTATTTAATCTTGCTAATTTAGTTGCAGTATCTGATAAAATTTTTCCTTTTTCATCAGTCATAGTAAAATAAGTACCAGCTCTTTTAGAACGTAAGGCTTGTGAAGCTAGCTTTTGACCTATTTTAAATCCAACTCCACCAGGAATACCAATGTTAACTAACATTTCAGTAATTTTTCCTGCAGTAGTTGCTCTTGCTTTCTCGTCTAAAGTTGTAAGATCATCAAAATATTTTTCAACTTGAGCAGCTTTGTTAGTGCCTGCTCCCATGTCAATAAGAGTTGCACCTAAAGAAAAAATTCCTTTAGGGATTTGAATTAAACCAGATCCAACACCCGCTAACACAGATTCAAATGTGCTAATTTCGTTATACTTTTCTGCGTCGCTAAGGATAGACCTACTTTGTGATTTTAGTAAGTTGTCTTCGTCTGTGGATACACCCTTGTAAATAGGCATTATTTATTGAGTCCTCCATTATTCATTAAAATTAGTAGCGAGTTGTTTTCTCCACCAATTATTTAACATATCTAATTCTGTAGCTTCAGGATCACTGCCATCCATATAACCAATTCTACCACCGTCTGCTTTTTTAGTCACATACGTGTTAGAGCCTCGGTTACCATATCCTCTTGAATCTCCTCCAATTGTACCAGCCCAAGTTTCTGGATCTGTAACTTTATCTACTATATCGGATACTTGTACTGTGTCTTCTTGCATCTCTTGGTATGTTTTTCCTTTTTTCTTAGATAATTTATTTTTTCTTTCTTTTTCTATAATTTCTTTTAACCCTGCTCCTTCTTCTTCGTTTGTTTCTTCTAGTGTTTCGGTATCTTTTATAATTTCTTGATTGCCACCTTTTAAATAAGCAACAGCTTCTTCTGCAGTAAGAAAAGATTTAACTGGATCTCCTGTTATGTAACCACTTCCATTGTCATTAAATACAACCCATTGATTAGTAGTTGGATCAAACCATGGCATATCTGATCTCATATTGTCAGCATTATAATCCCAACCATCTTTTGTTTTTACCCAATCTTCAATTACTCCAACCGTTATTCCATCTGCTGCCATTTTAGCAGCGATAGCTCTTCCTTTTGCTAATCCTGAAGCATTTTGGTATTCAAAACTTCCAGGCACAGCAGTTTTTAAAATTGTGTTTTGTGTATCTAAAATTAATCTATCTAATGGAGTCCTCTTTAATTCATCTGGTGTCAGTGCAGCTATTTTTTCTTTACTTTTTCTATCTTTTGCTGCTTCTGATACTGCTATGTCTGATTTTATTTTTTCAACTCCTACTTCTTGTGCTGCTAGTTCTCCTGCTTGTGCTGTTTTTTGTCTATCTCCTCTTGAAGCTGACACAGCTTGTGAGCCGTCAAATATCATTTCTCCTATAGTCTTAGCAGAACCATCTTCTTTGTATGGACTTGCTAAATAAGAATAACCTTGAGCCACATCTTGCATAGTTGTTGTGTTGTCTGCTGTAGACTTTCTAATATTTTCTTGAATCTCTTCAAAAGATGTACCAAACTGATATTGTTTTCTTGGTGTATCAAAAGGCGACGTGATGCCAGTCCCTTGAGACTGGTAACTAGGGCCTCCTCTCTTGAACATAGGTCTTTTTAAAATTCTATTGTACATAATTAATAACCACTATGAATGCCACCATATCCTCCATGATACGGATTACTAGGTCCTTGAGGTAAAGAATAACTTTGACCTTGCTGTGTATTCTGTTGACCAAACATTCCCATAATATTAGCTGATCCTAAACCTCCACCAATTCCTGTAACTATAGGGCTAGGTTGGAAAGGCATAGTAGGTGAGCCAGGAATTGCTCCTGCAATTCCTCCGTAAATGTTTGAAACATCTTGGATTCTTGTCATTGGTAATTGGTAAGCTTGTTGTTGAGCTTGTGCCAATTGATTTAATTTTTGTTGTTCTAGTAATTGGTTTTCTGCTCCTAGTGTTCCAAGAGCTGCAATACCTTGTTGTTCTAAACCAGTTGCATAAGTACCCATTCCTTGTAGGTTAGATAAAGCTCGTTGCTGTTGTTCTAATGCTTGATTGTATCCGGTGCCACGTAGACCAGCTAATAAAGCTGCTCTGTTTCTGTCAGTTTCACCTTGATACTGTGCCATTTGAATTCCTGCTCTAGATCCACCAAACGCACCAGCGCCTGCTTGTTGTTCTCTAATTTGTTTTCTTCCCATACCAGCTTGAACATCAAAGTCTGCCATTGTTGCATCAATAACTTCTTTTTGATACGGCGACATAAATTGTTTGTAAGCATCAGTTGATAATAAATCTTGTGAAGTAGCTGGAGGTGCACCAATTGCATCTAGATAAGGTTGGTAAGAAGCTATTCCTGTTTTACCAGTAAAGCCTGTAACCATTCCTGAAGTATCTCTTTGAATATTTCCCAAACCATACATGTCTGCAGTTCTTTGTTGAGATGCTTGTTGAAATGCAGTTGGTCCTGCAACTTTAGCTGTAAGTTTTCCTACATCAATAGGAGTCCCTAGTTGCCCGATACCATATTTAAGTATCTCTTGACCGTAAGGTTGTAGCGTTGCGCTAGGTAAAAGTCCTGGAGCTCCGTTTGCCATTATACTGTCATCCTTTTAGCTGTAGGTTGCGCTTCTAAATTTTTCATAGTGTCATACATTCTTTTTGCACCTTTGTTAATACTTCCACCGCCTGCAGCTCTTACTGCATCAGCTGTAAATACAAATTCGTTTTTAGATAATCTCGCTGGGACATCATCTTTTTTTTCGTACTCTCCAATTGGAACAAAGCCACCAGAGAATCTATAATCTTTTTCCATTCCACCTAAGTTCATAATACCATCGTTTGTATTAGACATTACTGGACCGGGACCCATTGCATATCCAATTCTACCACCTCTTTCAAAACCCATTTTTTCTACAACATCAGGTTTAACTTTTCTTAATGCTTCTATACCTGGACCACCACCATATGACATCATTATACCACCTCTGGCATTTCCTCCAGAGTCTACCATGTCTAACGCAATAGTATATATTTCCATTTGTAGATCTTGCGTAAGATCGTAAAATTCTTTTCCATATTGTTCTTGTGCTAAGTCTTCTGCTATCATTTGAGCTTTCCAACCTCTTGCTCCACCACCAGCCATAGGACCTATATTAACTCCCTCTTCCATTTTAAGTTCGTTATCCCCTACAAATTCTTCGTCCATCATTTCTACTTCTTCAACATCGGGTCCGTATGCATATTTTTTACGAAGACCTGCAATACCACCCATAGCCATATACTTGCTCATTTCTTCGTTAAACATTTCTAATTCCATTTCATTAAGTTGATTATAAGGTTTATTAAATAACTGCATGGCCGCTTCATTTTGAGAATCTCCCATACTAGGTGCAGAAGCCATTTGAGTTTGTCCTTGAGACATTGGTGCTTCACCTTTAATCATGTCTCTCCAACCACCATCGTCAAAGAAAATTTCAAAATCAAAATCAAAAATAGATTTATCTGGAGTACTCATCTGGTCCCAAATTAATAAAGCGTTTGCTCTATCTCCTCTGCCAGTATTATAAAAAACTTGTGGTTCTATTTTAACTCCTTCTTCTTTCATTAAATAGTCAGGAGTAATTACTTCTTCATCTGTTTCCATTACTTCAACTTCACTTGGGCCTTGTGCGTATCCTCTACGAAGACTGCTTATACCCCCGTGTTTTAAACCAGTAGCTGCTGTGTAATCTGTCACTTCTGCTTTCGTTGTAGGCGTTCCGGATATTGTCATAGGTGTTAAGTTTAAAGCTATAGCCGCTTCTGCTTCTTTACCAGCGTCTGCTGCAGCTTTCATGTAATCACCGTAAGCTGCTTCTTGTAATTCGTTTTTCTCTTTTTGATCTTTGTAAGATGCGTATGAAGATAATGCTGCTACTCCAGTTTTAGCTAAATCTCCAAATGTAGCTTCTTGTGCTTTGTCTGTTATCCAGTCCCAGACTCCTCCTAAGAACATTCCTTTTCTGGGTTTATTTAAATACGACATATTTTTAATTCCTTAATGTATGATTATATATGAAAATCGCAGGGATTATACCTGAACTTACCAGTTTACTTGTTTTTTTAGCTATCGTCAATATCATCTTATATGTTACTTTTAGTACCTAAACCTAAGTCTAAGATTTTAACATTAACATCTCTTCTAATATGCTCTCTTTTAGTGTCTGTTTCAGGGTTATCTACATCGTCGTCAGCTTCTTTATCTGACAAATATTCTTTACCTGTTTCTGTATTAGTTAATGTAATCTCTACTTCAGGGGTAATAACGTGTACTTTTTTACCGTCTATTACTTGATATTCACTCTTTGCTTCTTGTTCTTTAAAAGGCATATTTCTCCTATGTTCTGCTTGTCTGTAGTACAGAAGCTGTCATCTTTATAACATTTCCTGTAGCACATTGCATCTTAATTTTATCCCCAGCTTCAAGGATAATGATGTTGTTAAAAGTTAATAAATTAACGCTTCCGCTGGCTAATACATTTACTTTATCCCACTCATAATCAGTAGTAGATGAAGCATCATATATTTTAATATCTACATCTAAAGCTCCACTATGAGTATTAAAAAGTTTAATGCTTTTAACTAAAGAAGTAGTTTCGGTAGGAGCTTCGTACATATCATCATACGATCCTGCAGATGTTATTTTAGCCTGAATATTTTTATATACGTTTGCCATTAGCTTAAAAAGAAATTAAACCTTTCTGCATCATTTTTTTCTGGTTGTTGATATGTTGAATTAAGCTGTTGAATTAAAGAAGATAATGTTCTGTTAATTTGTCTTTGGTTATCTTCGCTGTATTCTTTTTTAGGTTCTGGTAATCTTACTACTATTTTTGTCATTATCTTCTCCCATCTGCTTGAACATCTACTTGAAATGTTCCATATCTCCAGCTTTCGCCAGAGTTTTCGTTTTGAATTTTTATATTGGCGTACCTTCCTCGTGCTCGTGTGTCAAATTTAGTAGAACTAGAAGTTACGCTAAAAGGACTATATGTGCTATTTGTCATAGATTGAGAAGGATAATTTTTAACTCCTACAGTTACTTTAGCTGTTCCAGTTAATGTTTTAAAGTCTGGTAAAAATCTTCTCATAGCTAAAAAATATTCCCCAGCTCCTTGTTGCGTGTTGATAGGAAAATCAAAAGAAGTAGCAAAAGAAGTAAGAGTAGTCACTGTGTTATCAGGATTTAATTGATCGGTTCCTACTTCCTGTTCAAAGTAAATTGTTTGACCTAATCCTGTAGATCCTATTACATCTGGAAAAGTACCAGAAGCAGAACTATTAAACTGAGTAGCATGAGGTTTAGGATAAACTGTTGCATCAATAAAACTAGTTCTAATAGAATAAGTATTAACACCTGTATACCAAATACCTCCAGGTTGTCTGCCAGATTCCCCATAATTATAAACTACATATTTATCATTAAAAGAAGAACTCGATCCTGGGTAATACCAAACAACTTCTGTAAATAAATTATTAATTCCTGCAGCTACTTGTTGACCTTTAGTTGTAGCAAAGTCATCAAATACATAATCTTCCACTACGCAAGGTAAAGAGTTAACGGTACCATCAAAAGAAAAGAAACCATTATTACTTAACCAGTAAGCAACACCATCTATTTCACAACATGCATTTTGACCTACTAATCCACAGTTAGTTCCTACTTGTTCAAATTCAAAAGTGTAAGGAGCACCAACATATTTCATAGTATAAAGTGCATTGTCGGTCCAAACTAGAATGTTTTCTTTAGCAACAATTGCTCCCATTAATTTTGTTCCATCTTGCAATCTTTGATCTCCTGCACTGTTATCGGCTTCTGGTGCAAATGTATTTAATGCATTAACATCAGAAAATCTTAAAAACATATCGTCTTGAGAGCTTGAATCTCCTAAAGTTGTTTCAGTTCCAAAATGAACTAAGTGTCTTGTAGTTGGAGATATTAAAGTAAATCTACTAGCTGTTGGGTTTCCGTCTCCACTACTAATTGCTGTTACGTAATTTGTAGTATTCATAGAAGCACGAGTTGTAAATTTTGTGTCTCCACTTACTCCTGCATTCCAAGTAAATGTTTTACCGTTAGCAATAGTTGCAACAAGAACTTGTCCCCAATTACTTAAAGACCATAATCCTGGTTCTAGAGTAACTGTAGTTGCATTAACTGCATCACCCCAGTTAGTCCATTTAGTTGCATTTTGAAGAGCGGTTCCATCAGAATGAGCTTGTCCATTTGAAGTTCCAGGAGTTGCTGTTCCTAAAGCTCCCCTAGTAATGTTTTGAAAATTTGTAGCATTAGTTGCTGTGTAAGTAATTAACTCAGCAGTAGGCACCGATCCAACTGCAATAGTTCCTGTAGAAGGAAAACCTGTAGTAGAGTCTACTGTAACAGCTGTACCAGATCCACCTGTACCAGCAGTATCTGCAAGTAATGCTCCATCTAATGTATCATCTACTACTCCCGTAACAGTTCCGCCATAATCTCCAATTCCAAATCCATAACCATAAGACTGTTGAGCAGGTCCTACTCTTTGATAAGGTGAAACGGTACACGCACTCCCTGAAGTTAAATCAGAACCACCTCCATTTGTTTCTGCTGTAGGAGATGTAATAGTAAATGTAACATTACTTGGAACAGTTATAACCTGACAAACTTGTCTATCACTGCTTGTATATTCAATATTGTTTTTATTTATACCTGAAGCAGTAGGCATAGTAACAGATTCTAAAGCTACTATATCTCCTATTTCTAAACCATGATCTGATCCTGTAGTAACAGTAATAGAAGTACCTGGAGAAGTACTATTAGTAGTTATAGTTGAAGCTCCAAAAGTAACTTGAGCTCCTGAAGAATTAGTTCTAAAAGGAGTAACATCATAAAGTGTTCCTTCAAAATAAATTAATAAAAATTTATCTGTACCTATTCCGACGTATCTATTTCCTTCTAAATCTGTAAAAGCTAATTGTTTTCTCGCTACGCCATGAATTGTGTTTGTAAGTAAAGAAGACCAACCACCTACTTTTTCAGCAAGTCCATATCTCCATCTTACGTTATCAGAATCAATCCATCGGTCTGTAGCGCCGACTCCGGTGTCTTGTTTATTAACACCTGGTTGAAACCTCATTTGAAAAAGAGCCATGTGTTAAGCTCCTTACGTCGCTTTACTCTTATAATTCCAACCGCAAGTGCCGTCTACATATATAAAAGTAGCTGCCATAGCATTTGTACCTAACGTGGCATTAGAAGTTCCATTATTTATTGGAGATCCATTTCTATCTACTGTAACCGCATTAGATCCAAAATAGTTTCTAGAATCAATTATAGTAACTTCATCTCCTACTGCTGGAGAAGCGGGTAAATTAACCGTAACCACTGCAGTAGTAGTATCAACAAAAATTTGATCTCCAGCCACAGCTGTATATGGAGAGTAGGTATTATCTATAGAAATAGCTCCTCTATCTAAAATAGTTATAAGAGTTTGAGTTCCGTTAGATCTACATAAAACTGTAGCTCCTACAGGAATAGGTTGAGTAGTACCACTAGCAGTTAAAACTCCTAGAGTGTATTTATTAGTTCCATTTCTACTAGTATCGTCTTTCATAATCCAGACTCTATCAGAACCTGATGGCATAGTTATTGTTCTATTAGCCGTTAAAGTTCCATAAAGCCTTAGATATTGATTTTTTCCATTTGATGTTGCACCATCTGTTAATAATAAAGTAACACTTCCAGATGCCATATCTACATCTAAAACACCTGTAGCTACTTGTTCTAAAATTTGTAGGTTGGTATTAGTAATACCACCCCATTGACCGGCTTTTTCGCCAGTTGTTATAATTTCTAATTTAGTGTCTGTTGAATACGTTGATGCCATAATTTTATACTCCTGGGTCTATTTCTACCCAAGTCATGTTAACCCCTGGGATTATTTCACTCCATGTTATTGCTTGTGCTGTTCCTGTAGCTAAAGATAAATCTATACCATCAGGAGCAGTATTTGCGTCAGCTGTTACTGTAACAGTTCCTGAAGAAATTACAACATTATTTCCGCTAACAGTTACGTCAGCTCCAGCTGTTGCTATAACAGTTCCAGTAGCTAAAGTAATACCAGATCCCGTAACGGTAAAATCTACATCAATTTGAAAACCAACCGTACCAGTGCCTAATGTAACATCAAAACCGTTTACTAGCTCTGTAACAGAATCTGCTACAATTCCTGGGTTTCCAATACTTACTGTAAGTTGATTACCAGTAACTGAAAGAGTAACATTTCCTTCATTACCTGAAGCAGAAAATGGTTGTGCTGCAAATGCGTCAAATCCTAATAACATATATATTCCTTAGAAGGAGACACGGGGTATGTGGTGGTGCCGTGCCTCCATCAAAGAATTATATCATCGTTTAAACCAAGAAGGAAGACCTAAATGTGGACGTTTGTCGAACATATTATCTTTTGATCCTGGTGTTTTACGATTGTTATAATGCAGAAAAACCTGAATACATTCTTTACCTTTAAATTTTTCTCTCCAATGCTCAAGCTCACAACCAGAATAAACCAGCATATCTCCTTGTTTTAAATCTACTCTAACACCTTTATCTCGAGTAGGCGCATAACTTTGAACTTGATGAAGTCCTTTTTTAGGACCAAAAACATTTCCAGCTTTTGGGTCTGGATTTAAATATATAGGCCAATCATCTCCACCTAGATTCATAGTGGTTGATATCTCACAACTAAACCTATCCTTGTGTCTTTCTAAAACATCACCTTTTTTATAAATTCTTGCATAAGTATATGCAGGATATAGTTTTAATCCTGTTGCTTTTTCCATATCAGGTAAACATTTAAGTAATAAAGTTTCCATAGCCATATTAGCATATTGAGAATAAGTGTGTGGTATCTGTTCATTCTCTCCTTCATAGTATCCTATAATGGTTTCAAAAGGTGAAAAGTATTTATGTTTAAGACAAGTATCATAAACTTGTTTTTGCATCGCAAAATAATTTGCAACAAATGCTGCTAAATCTTTTGATATAGCTTGACGAATAATAGTATATTTATTTTTTTTAAATGACATCTTTAAAATTTATATTTAAGTTTATTCTATAATCTTTATCAGTTTGATTTACACTTCGATGTTCTAAATTACCAGGAAAAAGTACAAGTTTATTTTTTATAGATTTAATTTTTTTACCATTTTTAAAATCTGTATAGCCATTATTGGTGTTAAAAGAAAATAAAGCAACTGTGTGATTATCTTTTCTATCAATGTGAAATTGAGTTTTAATTTGTTTTTCTCTCTTAGTATAAAAATTTAATTTAGCTCTAGTTATATTAGTTTTATTTAATATTTTTAAAACTGGCGTAACAATTAAATTATAAAAATTACTAGTTACTCTTTCGTTTTCATATAAAATATGAGTAAATAAAAAATTAGATTTATCTTTAAGTGTTGCTGTGCTATTTAAATAAAACCAAGGAAAACTAGGTTCTGTAAGTATATTTTCTATTTTATCAATTTTTGTTTTTTCTAAAAAATTATTTATTACTTTAAACATCTTTAACCATTTCTTTTGGTACAGCTTGTATATTCCAATGTATAAATCTAAAAGGCTCAATACCAAAGTCTACTGCATACTCATGTTCCAAGTACCCTGGAAAAATAATTAATGTTCCTGGTTTTGGTCGCATATGAAATTGTTCGTGACCTGCCCATACTCCTTTTAAGTCTGGTTTCATTTTTAATTTAGTGCATCTTGCACCAGTTTTTGGTTCGTGAAATATTGGAAAAGAAGTTTTATCACTACATTTTAAAAAGTAAAAACCTGATACATGTTGGTTCCAATGTATGTGTGCTGAATGATGACCACCACCTTTTTTAGCAAACTCTTGTACCCATAACTCACTAAATAGTGTTGTGTATTGAGACATATCATAACCTTGATGATCTAAATATTCCCAAGATTTTTGCCCAATGTAATTTCTAAAATCTAAAAAATCATTGTCGGCTGTTAATGGTGTTGAATGATAACTTGTACCAAAATCACCGTGTTTTTTTATAAATTCTTTTTCTCTTTTACGAGCATCAGTAATATATTTAT